CACGACCGCAATTTAATAGAGGGCAGCACAGACGCCGCACAACACACCAAGCTAGTTGAAGAGGTCCAAGAGCTAGAAACCAACATTCTACTATCGCAACCAGTAATTGACGATATCGGGGATTGCTTGGTTGTGCTGATTAACATCGCAGAACGCAACGGATTGAGCCTGTTTGATTGTCTCAGTCATGCCTATGAGGACATAAAAGACCGCAAGGGTAAAATGGTGGATGGTGTCTTTGTTAAAGAGCGCGTTTTAAGCTCTTCTGACGGCGAATACTTGAAAGGCTTTAGGGTAGGGTCAGGAGAGACTCTCGAAGAGCTTACAAGCTACGAGAAGGGCCTCAGAGCAGGTCTACTACATAAACAAGGGGGCAGGGTATGAGTTGGCTTATATTTGGGAAGCATTTATCTATAGAGTTGCGTACAGGGACGGGTTTTGACATTGAATTTTGCGACAGTCGGCCTGTGTGGACACAAAACAACCTAACAGGGGAAGTCGAGCCAATGCCTTTTAAAGGGTGGATCTTGCTTTTGCCCTGTGTTATAATTAGCTGCGGCAATGTATACACATTTGAAGAGGACGATAGCGAATGAGTAAAATAAAAGAATGGATAGGCTACGACTATAAACCTATTGAGGAAGCGGTGCCGTACATGATTCAGGAGCTAGTTGATCATGAAATGTACACTATGACACTAGATGAGGCAAAACAGCGGGTAGAGGACAGCGTAAGGGCCTATTATCACGCTCAAAGCACAGATTTAGTGATCCATAAACATAAAAAGGTATTTAGTAATGAGTAGATGCAAAGCGTGTGACCAGATATTGACTGAATATGAGATGAAAAAAAGAGATCCTGTAAATGTCAACCTTTTTCTTGACCTCTGTGGCACTTGTTCGCAGCACTCCAATGAGGCACTCTTCGACGGATCTGGAAATACTTTAGAATTAGATCCGAATAGTGTTGACAGTCTAGTGAATATGACTTATAATACTTAAGTAAGCCAAGGAATAGTTTTAGAATAATCATTAAAGTTAAACACTAAAGGGTACTTAAGTACCCGCAACCAACCTAAAAGGTAATTGTTATGGCAGTAGTAGAAGGTAAGTTAGCGTTTGAGAACCTAGACACCCACGAGATGTATCAGGGGCAGTCCACAGGTAAATATTCCGTTGTGATTAGTCTCGAAGACCCAGCAGCGGACGACCTAGCGGCAAAAGGTGTCAAACTGCGAGAGTATGAAGGCACCAAGCAGCGAAAGTTTAGCACTAAGTACGATGTACCGGTGCTCGACGCAGAAGGTCAACCCTTTATGGGTAGGATTGGCAGAGGTTCAACTGTCAGGCTGTTGTGGGCTGAAGGTCAGCCACACCCAGTTCACGGAACATCCACCTACCTCAACAAGATTAAGGTTTTGGAAGTGGCGGAAGCTGAAGCTGGCGAGGACTTTTAATGCAGGCGGAGTCCACATTTGTCCAACATGAGCCATGCCCAGCGTGTGGTTCATCCGACAACTTGGCTAGGTACTCCGATGGACACGCCGTCTGTTTCTCAGGCGGCTGTTCACACTACGAGAGAGGCGATGGCACAGTTACAAAGATTCACACACGACCAGCGAGGTCATTAGAAATGACAGGCGTAGTAGCAGCGATACCCGATAGACGTATCAATCAGGACACAGCACAACGCTATGGTGTCACAGTGGAATACGGTACTGATGGGACAATATCCAAGCACCACTACCCGTATCATGACAAAGACACGGGCAAAGCTACAGGCACCAAGGTGCGGATTGTAGAGAACAAATCATTTTACGCTACAGGAGGTTTCGATAATGCAGGGTTGTTCGGCCAGCAGGCATTCAAGAGTGGCGGTAAGTACATCACGGTCACAGAAGGCGAGGCGGACGCAATGGCTGTCAACGAAATGTTCGACGGCAAATGGCCAGCAGTCAGCATCCGATCCGGTGCAGCTGGAGCAGCCAAAGACATCAAAGCCAACCTCGAATGGCTAGAGACCTTTGATAATGTCGTCATCTGTTTCGACAATGATAAAGCAGGGCAGGAGGCAGCACGTTCAGTACTAGACCTCTTCACCCCCAACAAGGCCAAAAACGTCACGTTGCCTATGAAGGATGCGGGTGACATGTTGAAGGCTCGCAAGGTAGCGGATTTTGTAAAGGAGTGGTGGAATGCTAAAGCTTATCGTCCTGATGGTATTATTGCGGGTAGCGATACTTGGGATTCGATTATTGAGCAGCAAAGTGTACGATCTATTCCGTATCCGTGGGAATGCCTCAACGAATACACCCATGGCTTCAGAGAGAAAGAACTCGTCACTATCACCAGCGGCTCAGGCATGGGTAAGTCGCAAATAGTCAGAGAGTTGGAGCATTACCTGTTAGGCGCTACGGAAGATAACATTGGTATTTTAGCACTGGAAGAGGATATTCCCAAGACGGCGCTAGGTATCATGTCCATCGAGGCCAACAAACAGCTACACCTTGACAAGACAGTATCACAGGACGAGAAGAAAGGTTATTGGGACAGGACGCTAGGCTCAGGGCGTATCTACCTGTTTGACCATTGGGGCAGTACCAGTGAAGACAACCTGCTAGGACGCATCAGGTACATGGCTAAAGGCTTGGACTGCAAGTGGATCATCCTAGATCACCTTAGTATTGTAGTATCGGATCAGGATAACGGCGACGAGCGTAAAGCCATCGACAGCATCATGACCAACCTACGCAAGCTGGTGCAGGAGACTGGAGTTGGGTTGTTCTTGGTATCACATCTACGCCGACCGTCAGGTCAGAAGGCGCACGAGGACGGCGGTAAGATTAGTTTGGGAGAACTCAGAGGATCAGCGTCAATCGCGCAACTTAGTGACATAGTTATCGGTTTAGAGCGTGATCAGCAGCATCCAGATCCAGAAGTTAGAAACACAACATGTGTAAGAGTGTTAAAAAACAGGTTCGTGGGGTTGACAGGGCCTGCCTGTTACCTGTATTATGATAAGGACTCAGGTAGAATGATTGAAACTGCCTGCCCTATATCGGATGACAGTAACGCGGAGTTTTAAATGCGGGAAATAGTATTTGACATTGAGACAAATGGCTTAGACCCTAGCAAGGTGTGGCTAGTGTGGGCCTACGAGAGAGACACTAAAGAGTTTGTTTTGTTCTCAGGCGCTACCGTCTCTAACTTTAGCCAGTACATAAAAGATATGGGAGAGTGCAAAGTAATAGGTCACAACATCATTGCATTTGACATACCTGTCTGCGAAAAGTTGTTAGGTACTGACTTTAGTAAGTGTGAAGTAGTAGATACATTAGTTATGTCACGATTGTCGCAGCCTTCAAGAGAGGGTGGTCACTCCTTAGAGAGTTGGGGCGACAAGTTAAACTTTGCCAAAGGTGATTATGATGATTGGGATAATTTTTCTCAGGCTATGGTGGACTATGGTAAGCAAGATGTTGCACTTAATGAACGTGTGTACCAGATACTACTTAACGAGCTTGCTGGTTTTGGAAGCGAATGCCTTGTACTTGAGCATCAGGTACAGGCGATTATATCGAGACAGATTAAAAGAGGCTGGACGTTAGATCAAGAGAAGTCTTTTATATTGTTAGCAGAGTTAAAGGAGAAGAAGTATGAGTTGGAAGACAAAGTGCATGAGGTTTTCAAACCGTTACCGACATTTGTCAAACACGTTACACCCAAGATTAAAAAGGACGGTACGCAGTCTGTTGTTGGACTCAAGTTTCTTGGCGACGACTGGGAGAAAGTACAAGGCTCGTTCAGCCGCATAGAGTTCCCCGTGTTCAACTTAGGATCACGACAGCAGATAGGTAGACATTTACAATACTACGGCTGGAAGCCCGATAGTTTCACTGAGAAAGGACAGCCCATCGTCGACGAGGCAGTGCTACGCAAAGTGAAAGGAATACCGGAAGCAGCTTTGATTGGTGAGTACCTGATGATCCAAAAGCGTATCGCGCAGGTACAGAGCTGGTTAGACGCAGTACAGGATGACGGCAGAGTACATGGTTACGTAAACGCTAACGGCGCTGTAACGGGCCGTATGACACACTCAAGCCCAAACATGGGTCAAGTACCAGCAGTCTACTCGCCTTATGGCCGTGAATGTAGAGATGTCTGGACAGTGCCACAGGGTTACAAGCTAGTGGGTATGGATGCCAGTGGCTTAGAGTTACGCATGTTAGCTCACTACATGAACGATGAAGGATACACACATGAAATACTCAATGGAGACATTCACACGACAAACCAGTTGGCTGCGGGCATTACAACTCGTGATCAGGCGAAGACTTTCATCTACGCTTTCCTCTATGGGGCAGGAGACGCAAAGATCGGAAGTATCGTTGGAGGAAATGCGAAAGACGGCAAGCGACTTAAAGAAGAGTTTCTCCACAACACACCAGCTCTTGGACGACTTCGAGAGAGAGTTGGAGTTGCAGCTGGAAGAGGCTATGTTCTTGGCTTGGATAGAAGAAGGGTCGCTATACGATCAAGCCATGCGGCGCTAAACAGTTTACTACAGTCAGCAGGAGCTATCATTATGAAGAAAGCCTTGTGTTTACTGGATGAATATGCTATACTATGGGGCTTAGATTATCACATTATAGGAAACATACATGATGAAATCCAAACAGAAGTTAGAGAAGATCAAGCAGAACGATTCGGAAGACTTGCCACTAGCTGTGTTGAAGCAGCTGGACTTTTCTATAGACTCAATTGCCCACTGGCCGGAGACTACAAAGTTGGCAATAGTTGGGCGGACACCCACTGACAAAGAATGTATCTCTTGTTCAGTTCCACTAACAGAAGACAACTGGTACTCTTCGTTTGTTGAGAAAAAACATTACAAATGTAAAACATGTTATGACATCAGGAGGGTAGAGAACAGAGTTAAACGTGGGGAAAGGTCTCCTAGCTTGTTAGCTAAGTTGTTTGGCTGGAAGACACAGGAAGTATACAACCAAGTTAAAGAAGGCTCAGTATACATCATGGAGAACCCTGCGTGGAAAGGCTGGGTTAAAGTAGGAATGGCGGTCGACCCAACTGACAGGCTTAAAAACTACCAAACATCGTCACCGTTTAGAGACTACACTTTACTCTACTCATACGAAGTAAATGACAGGAGAGCTGGAGAGTCGGCAGCACACGCAAGGTTGGCACAGGAGTGTGACAACATCAACGAGTGGTTTAGGTTACCAGCCGCTATAGCTAACGAAATGATATTGGAAGTGATACATGACTACTGAAAAAACAACGGATAATCTAGTAGACGACATTTACGCACTGATGGAAAGCAAGGATGCTGACCCGTCTGTAGATGTAGAGAAGGAGATAGAGAAGTTCGGAGAGGGTGTCAAAGCTCTAATGCGCACAGAGTTTGGTCGGAAGAAGCGAGAGGATAACCGCAAGCTACGCTTGTCGAATATTGGCCGCACTGACAAGTACCTCTGGAATCACTTTAACGGTACAGAGAAGGAAGAGATACAGCCACACACCTATGTCAAGTTTATGTATGGTCACTTGATTGAAGAGATGTTAATCTTCTTGACACGGATGGCAGGACACACAGTAACAAATGAACAGAAGGTGTGTAAGGTAAATGGTATTGTAGGTCACATGGATTGCTCTATCGACGGAGTAGTGACGGATGTTAAGTCAGCCAGTAGTTTTGGCTTTAAGAAGTTTAAAGATGGTTCACTGGCGTTTGACGACCCTTTTGGTTACATTGATCAGATCAAAGCATACGCACACGCAGAGGGAGAGACTAAGTTTGGCTGGCTGGCGATGGACAAAGCCAACGGTCACTTGACTTATCTAAAGTATGACCTAGAAGATAAACAGGCGGCAGTTTATGACATACTCAAGGCACCTATTACCGAAAGGATAGAACATGTAAAAAAGCTAGTAGAGCAGCCAGAACCAACGGAGTGGTGTACCCAACCAGTGCCAGACGGCAAATCAGGAAATACAAAGCTCTCTATTGGTTGCTCTTATTGTCAGTTCAAAGACCACTGTTATCCAAATTTAAGAGTCTTCAACTACGCTTACGGGCCAAAGTATTTAGTCAACGTAGTTAGCGAGCCACGGGTACGGGAGATTCTTTTAGATGAAACAGGCTTTTAGGTCAGGACTAGAGAAGAACTTATCAGAGAAGCTAGATG